GATTGAATACAACAATAGACATTGTACCTTGATACTCGCTCTTGTAATTGATCTCAAAGGGAGTCATACCAAAAGCAGATCCGAGAGGACCCGCTGAGCGATCATAGTTCGATACGAGTTGTGACCAGCGATGAAAGAATCCCAACATGCTATGATTTTTGTCAACGAGGAATGTTGCTGGGATGATAGGAAAAGTCCGACCAATTGGCTTCTTCGTTGGAGCACCAAATCCTTGTATCGGAACATCCGCTACCTGAATGTCAAACTCTGGAAGACCTACTGATCGACAATAGAAACGAAAGATACCGTCAACTTCTCCCCCAATTAAAGTGGGTGGGGGAGTGATGTCAACAATAAATGTGCTAGTCTCAGCATAGCCACTTGACGTGACTTGAGATTGAAACTCTTGTATGTTGAAAGCCATTTATTCTTTTCCCTTGCTCATAAGGAATCTTATGTAGTCTTCTATCTGATCAATATTTATGATGTCTAAATCAAGAGCCCTCAAAGCTTTTTCTTCTGCTTCTTCGTATGTCATTAGACCCTCTATTTTATAAATAAAAATGTAGTTCACGAAGCGGCAACTTCCAACTACCCTAGACAACCCAAGGAGGATTCTATGTCCAGCAATAGTATTTATCATACCCATCACATTGTCCCTAAGCATATGGGCGGAACAGACGACCCATCCAATCTCGTTTCCCTTACTGTCGAAGAACACGCTGAAGCTCATCGAAAGCTATACGAAAAGTATGGGCTAACTGAAGATTATTTAGCATGGCAAGGATTGAGTAAGCAGATAGGAAAAGAGGAAATATTAAAAGAAATTTATCGACAAAATGGAATCCGCTGCGGGAAAGCGAATAAGGGACGCTCTGCTTGGAATAAAGGAAAGACGGGAATTTATTCTAAAGAGACTTTGGATAAAATGCGTAAATCTAAGTCCGAAGAAGCAAAGCAGGCGATGCGTAAACCTAAGTCCAATACTGAAAAGATGGGACGATACGAAAGAACTAAAGAAACTCGAAAAAAATTGGCTGATGCTGTCAGAGGAAAGAAGTGGTGGAATAACGGGACAGAGCAAACGCAAGCATTTGAATGTCCCGAAGGATGGGTTAGAGGCAAACTTAAGTAATCATCTTTCGGGAGTCGGCCCACACTTTTTGCTTCGAAGCTCCAACAAAGTTTTCTACGGGTAAAAACAGCGCTAGATCCCACTCTGAAGGATAGACATATACAAATCGACTCTTAACTTGAGTATTTAGATATTGTTTTACACAAGGCTTGAAGCCCTTAAACTTTGATGCTGAAGATAATACTGAATAACTTAATTTGAGTCTTGTTGACTCATCATACTTTTTATTGTTAGTGATGTCGTAAAGCGAATCCATGAGCTTTGCTCTCAACGCTGGGGGTAGATAGTGCATGTTGATTCCATAGAACCCACCCTTCGCAACTCGAAACGGAAAGATCAACGGAAATTTATCGTAGTACGGTAGTGTTGCTCGATTCTTAGCGGAGTAAGAGAACATGTACATAGCACCTATCATGGGCTTGCTTGTCATGCGATCTCGATCACCACGGAGCAGTTGACGCTCGTTGACGTTTGTATAAGATCTAGCCGTTCTTCGATACCAGTTCCTTGCTTCCTGTTCACGTGCAGGAACCTTTCCTTGACGGATACCTTTTGCTAGAAGATCGCTAAAGAGTACTGCCATTAGTTACAGATCTCGTTTCCGTCCACTAACTCATTCCGTATTCTACACTGCTCTCGCTCCACTAGATCGAGTCTCGCTTGCTCCGCTTCAGTCAACGCTCTCTTTTGTAATTCGTCTCGATAATACTTAGCGACTTGTGCGTATCGTGTAGACTCACTCATAAGGATTCTTGTTTGTAGATCCTCTCCGATAGCCTCATAAGCGGCTTTTTGTTCCGCTTGATCGACTGACAGTTCAGTTGGATCGATGTATAGACTGTCGATAGCGAAGTACGCTGTGAATACGACACCGATAGCCCATACTGCGAATTTGGGGATTCGATCATCAAACTCTACTGTTCTTTTCGCCATTTAAATTATCCCCTGTTTTCGAGATCTGTTAATTTCTTTTCCAAATAGTCAATACGTATTTCTTGCTCATGATTTTTACGCACTGATTCTTGTACTTCTTTGGGTGGGGCCCATGTGTTACGGAACACTGTATTAAGTTCAATCTGTTCTTTCATCATATTGATATCAGCATTCTGCATGAGATCGTCGGGCAAAGAGCCCAACTCACCACGTGGCCATTTGACTCTAAACTCTGAGTTCATTGACACTTCTTGTTGTATCAGTGACATATCTCTTTCCAAGACTGCAATACGATTAGTCACTTCAAAATATCCTACTACTGCTACCGCCACTCCAAATATAATTGCTAATAAATTACGTATAGGTATTGCTATCACTGAACCATCGTTGAGATCCAGTTTGTTTACCATCTTCCATTTCCTCTTTTTTTAATAACTATAGCGACATCCTATAGTTGACTCGACTGTGCTTCATTTCGTCCTCTCGAATACACTTGATCATATCTGAGAGTCTTGCATTTTTATTTAGTCCGTAGTAATCGATGGACAATGATGACGCTGGAACGTCTCGTATGATACCACTGTTGATGAGTTCAAGATATTCAGTATAACTACGGACAGCCTCCTCTTCGAAGTAATGGATCATGCGATGCGCAGTCTTAGGAAAGAAAACATATAGAATAAAATAATAAATCCAGAAAATTAACTGAGCAATGAGTACAATATTCCGCTCAAGCCAATTGGGCTTTACAATTTCAATAAAAAACATGAGATGCATTCTTTCATTTTCTGCTTCAGAAAGAAGTTCTCGAATTTTAGGACCATATCCGGTTTTCATTTGTCGTAGCGACTTGAGATGAATCCACATCCCCGCTACCATACCCGGTACACCTGCAATTGTTTCTAGAACTACTGCCCTATGTCCATAACGTTTCGCAAAGAATGTGTCAGCGAAAAATCTAAAAAACTTTGTTTGACTTCTTGCTATCGTATCTCTCATTTGATTCCAAGTTCGTCCTCCGTCATGATCTGGAATTTCCAGCCTCTATCTAAACAAAACTCTTGAGCCGCTTTCCATTTTGCCTGATTGACTCCCCAAGTCTTGACTTCATTAATAAATCTTCTATTCCTCACGTTATCAGGTTTCTTAGGAGGCTTCGTCTGTGCTTTAGGCTTTACCTCTATTAAGAGTGTTTCTTTTTTCCCGTCTCTATTTATTTGCTCAACATAAAAATCCGCAAAGTATCGATGTATTTTATTATCTATGGGACTACGATATGGAATGACAACCTCTTCTGATGCCCATCCAGTGACGTTTGGATGCTTGTCTAAATATGAGCATAATTTTAATTCCCACCCTGATCGATAAATGATATTTGTGGGATCACCCAAATATTTTTTCGGATTTCTTGGATTGAATTTTCCTTGATAATATTTTCCCATAGAATTCAGTATAAATATAGTAGACAACTCTAACTTATTATTTATAAAGGTTATCGAATGACTTCAGCAGAAACATTTATTGCTCAACGAAAGGCAAGTCGCTCAGCGCTGAGTCGTGTAGAGACTTATCCGGGTGTGCTTGGGGATTATCACATTCGACTTCAATTTAGAAATTATTCATATACTGAAACTGGAGCGGCTCAATTAAATAATGGAAGTCCAACAATTATTCTTCCGCTTCCTACAGTTATGTCTGACTCACTTACCGTTCAGGTAGGACAAAATGAATTAGGTATACTTGGAACACTTTCAGCACAAGCCGCATCAAATCCTAATGAAATTGGTAATAAGGTAAAGGGAGTATTTAATGCAATCGAAGCGGCCGGAAAATCAGCAGGCGAAGCGACAGGCGAAGTATTGCAAGGAAAATATGAGACCGCTTTAAATAAATTAAGCGGAGCTACGGCTGATGCTGCATTCTTCGCAAAAGCAGGTCTCGCTTCAGTCGCTCCCGATGTTACAAATGGCTTTGGTGTTGGAACAGGAGAAGCTGTTAATCCATTCGCTACACTTGTATTTAATGGAGTCGATCTGAAGACACACACATTCGAATGGCTCCTCTCTCCAGAAAGTCCATCCGATTCAGAATTTATTAAAAATATTATTGCGGAAATTCGTAGAAATATTGTTCCATCTTACGAAGCAGTCGGGGGAGAAACTTCGGGTGTGTCCGCATTAGATCGTGGCTTGCTACAATATCCTAGTTTATTGGATATTAAATTCTCAGGAATTAAAGAGGATTATTATTATAGACTGAAGCCTTGTATGGTTCAGAATTTTGTCACAGATTTTACGCCGAACGGCGTAGCAATTTTAAAAGGCGGAAAGCCAGCGCAGATTCGAATTTCCATGACAGTCCAAGAAGCATCTATCTGGACTTCAAAAGATTATCCTCAAGGTGGATTCGGAGTAGGCACAAGCGATTCCAGCGCTAATCAAACTGGAGAACAAACCATTGATCCGCTCGCTGGATTAGATTTTGATGGAAGTACAATTGATGATGTCATTAACGAAGCAATTGGAATTGTACCCAACGGAAATGTCAATACGGAAGGTGCTGCGACAGGATCTACGACTGGAGAGGGAGGTGGCTAATGAGTTATTTTAATAAATTTCCCAAGACAAAACAAAATAATTTATCTACGATTGATATCACTCGTCGAGTCGTAATTAATTCAGAAAAAGACGGCGTACTTTATAATTACGTTCCGTATGAAGTCAAAGACGGTGAGCGACCCGAGGACGTTGCATTTTATTATTACAATGATTCGTCCTACGCTTGGCTCGTACTCCTCGCTAATAATATTATTGATCCGTATACGTCATGGCCAAAGACACAATATAATCTCGACGAATATATTAAAGTCCAGTACGCTGAAAAAGCAAACGCTACCGGTCAAGCTGTCATTGAATGGACACAGAACACAACGATCACCGAAAATATTCTTTATTACGCTCATCGACGTAACGGACAAATTCGTATCTCTCCTAATACTTACGAAAACTTTCCCACGCCTGTTGTAGACGATAATAATCCCGCTACAGCGAACACTGAAATCATCGTTGATCAATCCTTCGTCGCAGCGGATTTTCGACCCATTCGTATCTATGAGTACGAAGAAGAACTCAATGAATTACGAAAGAAAATTATTCTTTTTGATCGTCGATTTATCGTAGAGATCGATAAGTCCGTAGCAGAAGTATTATCGAATGAGTAAAAACGCTGGATACTATCGACTCGATTCCTTTTATGCTCAAGCGTTGAATGAGCCAGGTAAATACGCTGAAGGTATTGAACTTAAAAGAGCGGTCGTACAATTTAATATTACTGAATCTATTGATCAAGCGTTTATCAATGGCTCTGCTGTCGTCTCTGAATCCTTTGATGCGTTAAAAAAACTTCCTTTTCGTGGAGAAGAAAGACTCACTATTTCTTTTACTGATTACTTTGATGAATCCTTTGAGTATGTCTTCTACGTGTACGCTATTACAGATCTTAAAAAAGATCCATCAACAAACGGAAAGCTAATGACGTACACTCTTCACTTCACTACCTTTCAAAAATTAGAGTCAGATAAGTCATACGTTCGTAAATCCTTTGGAGAAGAAAGAGTATCGAACATGGCTAGTCAAGTCTTTGAACGATATTTTAGTGGAGACAAAGAGATTGAAGTCCAAGATACAGACTCAAAACAAACATTAGTCATTCCAAGACTGAGATCAGATGAAGCAATGACCTTTTTAGCAAGACGTGCGGCGACTGATGCTTCACCTTCTTCTTTATTTACGTTCTTTGAAACAAGAGAAAAATATTATTTTATGGCTTATGAGAAGCTAGTAGAGAAAAAAATCGATTTAGTTGCCAGTGCGGCCACTGCGGAAGAAAACCAGTTAAAATATATTTACTCGACGTTGAACGATAACGAACCTACCGGACAAAGAGTGGCGCAGTTTACGATGAATGAACTCTCGTATCTGGATAGATCGAATACAATCAAAGCGATGAAGCAGGGAGCGTATAAGAGAAACATCACAGAGCTAGACTACTACAACAAGTTTCGCATTCGAACGACCTATGACTATCTGGAAGAACAACCGAAGCATTTCGCTATTGATAAGCTATCGAAGATCAATACAGACGCATTCGTTGAAGCGTACATGCCCGATGAAGAAGCACCGGAAGTTGTTTACGTTACAGACTATAATCAATTAGGTGTTGCTCAAGGACGGGATGGATCGCTCGCACCGTTTCGAAACTATGCTCAGAACTATATGACGAAGACTGTGATCAATTATCATATGAAGAACAGCAGTGTGTCTTGTATGATCAATGGACAAGGAAAGCTTATGCCTGGGTCTATGATCTATCTTGAAGTGCTGGAATTCAGTGAAGACCTTAAAGGTTCTGTGTTGGATAAAGAAAGAAGCGGGCCTTATTTGATTACGTCCGTGGTTAATATCTTTGCTGGGGATCAGTATAAGCAACAATTGACAATCACGAAAGGTGGCTTGCGGAGAACTACATCATGATGGGATTTGATAAATTTATTTGGTTCATTGGAGTCGTAGAAGATAACGATGATCCTACGCATAATGGTCGAGTAAGAGTCAGAGCGTTTAATGTTCATCCACCAAAAGGTGAAGATGTTCCTACGAGACATTTACCATGGGCGACAGTGATTAACAATAGTTATGGAGCAAGTCAAGTTATTCCTGCGGTTGGTGAATGGGTCATTGGATTCTTTATTGATGGAAATGATTGTCAGCATCCTATGTTAATTGGAAGCTTGCCTGGGACGAATTTGGGACTACCGGGTGCGACTGGATTACCTGATGCTGATGAGTATCTACCACCAGAGTATATTAAGAACATTGGAAAGCCTCCTTTGAGTCCGTATATGGGTGCGGAAGATGGAGAGTTAACAGCGAGTCCTGCTCAAGCGACAGCACAGAAGAATGGTATTAAGACAGCGATCTTTAAGAATGCAAAGAGTGATGAGTATGTAAGATTTAGTGAGCCGAATATTTTGACTCCAGAGAAGAACTATGATAGTCGAGTCTTTCAGAGTAAGGAAGGAAACAATGTTATTGTATTGAATGAGAGTGAGGATGGTGATGGAAGTACAATTCTCGTTTCGCATTCAAGTGGAAGTGCTGTACAGATTGATGCAAATGGTACAATTTTTATTAAGTCATTTGGTGATACGTATAACAGTAGTGAAGGATTTGAGTTCAATCGTATTGATAAGGACAGTCATACAAACATTGGTGGCGACTGGTCAATCATGGTCGAGGGTGGAAGTGGAAGAATCGAGATACAGGGAGATCTGGATATCTCGTGTAACAACTTCAATGTAGACGCACGAGCGAGTGCGAATATCTTTGCTGGAAATGCAATTAACTTATCGGGCGGTAAAGTCGGGTTGACAGCGCTTGCAGATGATGTTAACATAGGAGCGCTGAATCAAATCAAAATTCAGACTGTGGGAATCCCCGGCCTGAAGTCTGGAAACATTATCATTAAAGCACCGCTGGGAGATCTCAACATAGACTCTTATGCGCTGAATATGTTCAGTCATTCCTATATTGGAATTACAAGTCTTGGACTTCCCGACATTCTAGCGTTACCTCCTTTGGGAACTCCGAACATTCTGATACCCCCACCTCCGAAAGTTATCTCTGGAATTGAGATTAATACACCGACATATCTTAACGTATGGACAGGGCTTCGTACAACGTTTCAGACGCTTGGACAGTTTGCTTCGACAGCGATTGTCTCTTCTGTCGTACAGTCATCTGGTAGCTCTTCGATGATTGGAGGCGTATCAGCGAATGTAACAGGGGGAGCAAGCGCTACATTATTTGGTGGAGCAACCGCAAATGTGACAGGGGGAACAAGTTTGTCTCTCTTTAGTGCCGGTAAAGCCAGTCTTACTGGCGTTGGAGGAGCGTCAGTTTTTGCTGCAGGAAAGGCCAGTTTGACCGGAGCGGGTGTTGCTCATGTCTTTGGAGGAGGAGTAGCAAGCGTTACAGGAGGAGGAGCGGCCTCGCTAAATGGGGGTGTTGCGTTCGTTGGAGGAGGAGCTACGTTACTGGGAACAAGTGGACCGAGAGCGACACCGGGTACTCCAGGCACTCCGGGTCTTCCAGCGGTACCCGCTATTCCACAAATTCCGATTCCAGCATACATTAATTTGGCTGAATTCGCTGCACTTGTTACACCGGATCCCGAGAAATTAGATCCGATTCGACCCTTTACTGGATGGAAAGCGGATAATCGTTTGGGTGTTGTACAGCCTATTAATATTACAAGTCGGTCCCCTAAATAGATGAAAACCCAGAAGATAGCCTTATGAGTTGCGAAAACGGATATTTACCTACCTCTACACTAGCGAATTTGATTCTACGATCAAACGGAAACTCGCTACTCAACGGCAATGGACTCGTTAACGAGGGCCAAGAAACAGGGTTGACTTTTCCCGATATCGATGTTAGAAGTACAGCACTTGATCAGGATCGGCTTGCTGGAGTACGTTCACTTCAGATAGCATTGGCTCGTGGAGAGCTTGACACGGGCTCAGGACTCGCTGAAGAGCTATTTGGAGACTCTTCGAGGATATATGACACTAACGGAAACCTCCTTGAGAGCGCTGGGAGTCTCTTTAACGGGGGTGAAATTGACCCGTCAACACTGGATGGATTCCTAGATACCAGTGCTGTTTTCTCTGAAATTGAAGATTTTTCTTCTAATTTGGACTTGACATCCGCAGAAAATACGTTTGGAAGAGAGACAATTGTCGATACAACGAATGCTCTAAACGGATTTTTGAACTCAGGATTCAATGATTCCGAGCGTTTTCCGGATCTCAGTAGCTATCCGAACTTATCAGATCGCTTGACATCCGTCCCCGCATTGTCCTTTACAGAGGTTGGAGACTGGTTAGTGACCTCGGAAACTGACCCAAATGATCTATTGACAGCGATTGGAAACTTTGATCTTAACTCCGACACGTCTGCTTTCCTAATCAATTCTCTAGGATCTCTTGAAGATTACTATACAAGTAACATTGGAGCGGATATTGCAAGAGGATTATGCTCAGCATCGGCTAGTATCATTCAAAAAATTCTTGGAATTCTTGTCATTATCGACACAGCAAAAGAAGTCATTACGCTGATTAAGAACATATTCGAACTTGACTTGATTAAACTAGCGGAACAATTGCTAGCGAGATTGACCATTGAGGCAATTGTCAAGTTGATTAAGGAGACAATTCAGAAAATTTACGACAAGATTCGTGCCAGAATTTTACGTATCATTGAGAAGTTTAAGGATATGATTTGTAATCTCAAGGGCGCAAAGCATCGAGCAATGTCTACTCTTGGAAAGGCGTGTACAGAACTTGAAGACTTTTACTCTGATGAAAATCTTGATACGTTTCAGAAGCGTATTGAAGCATTCATTACTAAGTTGACCGCAGAGTTTGAGCGTTTGACTTTCGAGAATGTGATTCTTTTACTTCAGAGACTTTGTGATTTTGTCAATCTGATTCAGCAACTACTCTTTAATCCTATACTTGCTTTTCAAGAACTTGGAAGAACGTTCGCAGCAGAAGATAGAATGGCTCGTTCCGTATCACTTAAGAATACAAAGTATGCTGTAGAGCATGGCGCATTAAGACTCTCTCCCGAGGATCGTAGAGTCCTACAGGAAGAAGCACGTAAGAGTATCAATGCGAAATCAGCAAGCATACAAGAACTCATTGATGGAGAATCAACTGATTATGTGACAGCAAAAGAGATATCATGTGATGAAGCACAAGCGCTTTTCTGTCTCAAGGACGAAGGCGTACCGGGTAGTTTTACCTTCTCGGGAAGTATACTGGAAGGAAAGCCTAAGAATTATAAGCTAGTTAAGCCTATTGTCTATGCTAGACTCATGAGAATGGCCGCTAGATTAGACAAAGAATTTGTTGTTGTCAAGGGTTTTGAGAAAAAAGAAGACGATAAAGAAAAAGTGGGATCAGCGGATAATTCGATTATGGCGTCCGGTGGAGCAATACACATACAAGCAAGTGGCTTTCAAGAGCAAGCCGAGATCATTGTTTCAGCAAGTCAGGAAGGTTTTGTAGGAATAGGTGTACACTCAGGCTATATACATTTGGACATTGGGCCACGAAAATTGACATGGGTTGCTGGATACTCTGATGGATTCCAACAGTCAGATGACGCTATCACTGAATTATCTACAAGTGCTAAACTTGCTCGTTTACTAGATCGTCATGAGAAAAAAGAATTTACTCGAAAAGTTGAATAGCGCTATAAATAAGAATAAAGGATAACTCATGAGCATTCTCAGTCCAAAATTTAGATCAGTAGAATATTATTCAGACTTTCCGAAGACTCTGGAACAGATACCTGGTCGTAATGAACTTTCACGTAAGCTAAACGAAAATGCTGTCAAGGAAGCGATTCGTAATATCGTATTGACAGAACCCGGCGAGCGTGTATTTCAACCTAATTTTGGTTGTGGAATAAAGGGCTTGCTATTTGAGCAAATTGATCCCACGATTCTACAGCTAATCAAAGAGAAAATAGAATCAGCAATTGAGACATATGAACCCCGATGTGAAGTTGTATCAGTGGAAGTGACAACAAGCGATCAGGAACATACACTCCTAGCGAATATATTTTTTAGAGTCATAAATACAGATGCGACATCTTCTGTGAGAATACAAATTCAAAGGGTTCGATAATGGCAAAACAAAAAGGTTTAGGACTTGAGCGAAGTGCACCCGCCCCGAAAGGAACTTCTATCGGATGTGGAAAAGTTAAGCTTTCGTCTATGAATAAAAGAAAGAAAGTCAGCTATAAAAAGTACCGAGGACAGGGAAGATAAAACATGGCCAGTAAGCTACAGCCTGTACAGGATCTAGATTTTGTAGAGCTAAAAGAATCTCTCAAGGACTATCTCAAGAATCAGGATCGATTTAAAGATTATGATTTCGATGGATCGAACATGAGTGTCCTTTTGGATATTCTTGCTTATAACGGATACTATAATACGTTCTACTATAACATGGCGATTGCTGAAGGATTCCTTGATAGCGCACAACAGCGTAATAGTGTGATTTCTCATGCAAAGGAATTGAACTATCTTCCTCGCTCCCGTCGATCTTCTCGTGCAAGAATTAACTTGACAATTACGGATAATAGTGCTACAGCGAATTTCCTTTCTATTCCCAAGGGATGCGCATTTGCGGGTCGCTGTGGAAATCAGACGTATACCTTTATTACGGATAAAGTCTATACTGGAAATAAACTAGCGGGTACGACGAACACATATCTCATTGAGGATATGGACGTATACGAAGGAAGACTGATTACAGAGTTTTTGGATATCAGTAATACAACGCTTTCCAATGAGTTTGTGGATATTCGTAGCGTAGAAGTTAAGATATACGAAAATGCGTCCGCCTCATCGGCGGATATCGGAGACGTGTACAATTATCGTAAGGATATCTTTGGTACAACAGCAACGGATAATGTATTCTATATTCAGCCTGAAGCGGATGGAAAATATAGTCTTCAGTTTGGAGAGGATACGTTTGGAAAACAACCTGTTGCGACGAATGTGATTCGAGTGACTTATCGTATTACAAGTGGAGAGCAAGCAAACGGTGTACGTAAAGTAAATCTTGTTACGAATCTTGGAGAAGCAAGTTCGAGTGTTGTAATGCCTGAAGTGAGTAGTGGGGGTGCGTATGCGGAAGATATCGAGTCCATTCGTAAGTTCGCTCCTAAGTCGTTACAAGTCCAAGAGCGGGCTGTTACAAAGCAAGACTATGAAGTGTTACTGAAGCAACGTTTTCCAAATATTCAAGCGATTTCTGTATACGGAGGAGATGAAGTAGATCCACCTCGATATGGTAAAGTCGTAATTTCTGTAGACGTACAAGGTGGAGATGGCGCTTCTGATTTTGAAGTGACCGCCTTTAGAGACTATCTAGCGAATCGTACTCCGTTAACAATTGAGCCTGTTTTCGTAGCGGCTAAGTTCATGTACGTCGATATGGATGTGAGTGTTACGTATGATCCGAATCTGACAAGCAAGAGTGCGAGTGAAATACGTAGTGATATTCGATCTCGTATTCTGGAGTATCAGGAAGCAAATCTGAATGACTTTAATATCACGTTACGTCAGTCTAATATTACAGCGTATCTTGATAGTTATGATCCGTCGATTGTGAGTACGGATATTAAGTCACGTCCGATTATTGAATATATTCCTAGAATTAACGTTATTACAAATCCGTCTTTCTCGTTTGTGTCTCCTTTAGTAGAGCCTTATCCTTATAGTGAAAGTACAGGATTCCTAAAATTCATTCCGTCATTAACTTCGACTACATTCACATTGGACGGATCAATTGTTTCTCTACAGGATAATGGAAGCGGAGAGATCATTGCTGTTGTGACAGCGACAGCGGGTGCGACAGCACTGAAGCAAAAGATAGGCACAATCGATTATACAACAGGACACGTAGCGCTTTCTAACTTTGTTGTAGAGGATCTTTCTGGAGACGCTATTAAGTTCTATGCGGATACAAAGAAGAAGGATATTACAGCACCGAAGGATCGCATTCTTTCGATACGAGATGAAGATATTCGTATTACTGTAAATAGCACAGCAGCCGAGTAATGTTAGAAATAAGAGACAACATTCATACAGACATCTATACTCAGCTACCTAGCTTTGTAAGAGAAGAAGGTCCAGCGTTTGCTGAGCTTTTGTCTGTCTATTATCAATGGCTCGACTCTCGTAATACACGAGATCTTTCAGCGATAGATGATATCGATACGACCTTTGAAAAGTATCTGATATTCTTTAAGGAAAAGTATTTAAAAGACTTTCCCACAAAGCGGGCTGAGAATAATGTTGATGTTCGTTTTCTTGTCAAGCATATTACAGATCTTTATCGTCGAAAGGGAACGGACGAAAGTTTACGTCTTCTCTTTCGTATGGTCTTTAACGAAGAGATTGAAATCTTTTATCCCAGTACGTCGATACTTCGAGCGTCTAACTCTATCTGGAGTGGTGTAGACTATCTTGAGATGAGACCCGTGATGTCTTACGAAGACTATCCGATTCGTAAGCAAGACGTTATTACAGGAACAGTATCCGGTGCACGAGCATTCGTCGATGAAGTTATATTCATTCGTCTGAACGGTCCGCTCATTCCGATTCTCTACGTATCCAATACAGACGGGAACTTTAGTCCAGACGATACGTTTAATGTACGTCGGCAAAATGAAGAATTTTTAATTACAGGAAAGTTGTTTTCTGGATCAATTTCTGCTACAACGGTTTTGCGTAGAAATCGAGTACCGGGTCAAGAAGTGGGTAAAGAGGTCAAGCTCATTTCAGATCGAGATGGCCTGGGTGCTACAGCTCTTGTTACAAAAGTTGCGGAAGACATTAGCGGACGTATTGAGTTTGAATTGGAGAACTCTGGATTTGGATTTATTTACGGAGAATGGTACAACCCGTTATCTCCGAATCTCGATCCTACAAATTCTGAGTATACAGGATTTTCGTATGATCCCGCTATCTATACACCACCGAATAATCTTGTCAATAATATTCTCATCAGCGATCAAGTTGTTGTACTGGAGCAAACTCAGTCTGTAGACGTAAGACTCTACGACACGATTGAAGCGACTGATGTTGTGATCGAACCTATTGATCCCGACACAATTCCATTGACTGCGCCTGTCCTAACGTTTGTAGCGGGAGACGTAGATACTGGAACAGACATTATTACAATTGAGTCTCATGGACTAACATCAGGCGCTCCTCTTCGATACGAAATTGGATCAGGTAATACCGGCGTAACGGGACTCAATGAGAATGATATTTTCTATTTAATTCGAGTCAGTGATAACGAGATTAAACTCGCCACCAGTTTGGCGGACGCCCTAGCGGGCGTAGCTATAGATCTCACGGATGCGGGATCAACAGTATTCCAAGATATCAACAATAACGGTATAGCTGATTCAGGTGAGCCGCTCGTAACAAGTAAACTGAAGTGTATCATAGCGTACTACGCTGATACAGCATCTACGACTGTTACAATTAATGATATTGTGGGAGATCCTGCAACATTTGATACTCCGAGTCAAACGTTTTCGGAAGTTACGATTACGACAAACTCGCCTCATAATCTCCAAGTTGGAGACTCCGTTGATATTACGAATGTGTCTCCTTCTGACTTTGATGCGTTCAATGCGCTTGTAGTAGATGTTGCAAGTGCAAATGTCTTTAATATTGAGAAAACAATTAGCGTGTTGACAACGTATCTCGGAGATGGTACTGTCGCTAAGACAGATAAGTTTCTATCTCGAATTACTGGATCAGGAACTATTATTGATACGAATGATGAAGAAAAGTTAATCTTCTTTCAAGCGGGAACTGAGTTTCCAGAGCTTCCCGATAACGGAAAGGTTAAAGTCCAGTTTACGAATATAGCAAAAGATCCAGCGGATAACGTAGTAATCCCCGATATTGAAGTTACTCGTATCGCCGCTAAGAATGCATCAGCGCAGTTTGATGTATCAGTTAGCGAAATTGAAGAAGTCACTTTGATCACAGATATTATCGACGATTATGTTAATACGACTTTATCAAGCTTTGTGGATACGAATGATCTATCTTTTTCTGGATCAGTAATTACTTCTGGTTCGACAGATCTATCAGCATTTACTGCAGGCTCCACAATTGAGATTACGGGATCAGCGTCCAATGACGGTACGTTTACAATAGCCGCTGGTGGAGGCGGACAAGCAAATACAATTACGATTACTGGAACATTCACAAACGAATCTGCTGGTGCTCAAATACTAATCGTCTCTGATGGTGGAGTGGATTACGGAATGTCCGGCCCAGGACAAGAAAACATTAATACTACGCTTGCGGATGCATTTGAAGTTGTTGATCTTAAGATTGGTGAAGTTGAACAAATTTTTGTTCGTAGTAATGGATTCGATTATCAAAACGATGTCAAGGGTGTTGTTCGTCAAAATGAACTCTTTAACTTTGATAAGAAAGATTTAATTATTGAGTTTGATATCATCGACTTCTTATTGAATGTGGGCGATGAAATTACTCAAGAGAGAACAATTGAAGATTTAAAATATGATGCGGCGTTGACATTGACCTCATCGAATCTTGCTTTCTCCGGTAGTACGATTACAGCATCGACCGGAAACCTTGGAACTTTTGCAAATTTGATCACGATTTCTGGATCTGGATTGAATGACGGACAGTACACTGTTGTGTCTAATACGGGAACAGTGATTACTGTCGAAGAAGCCTTTGCTGAAGAAGCAGAAGGCGCAAGCGTTACAATTGCAACTCCTCAGTTGATTCCGTACACAGCAAGAGCAAAGTATATTCGTCGAGAAGAGAATCGCTTCTACTTTAAGCAAACAAGTTTCTTTGACTTTGATCCAACACTTCAGATTCAAATTTTTAATCGCACCTATGATGTTCTGACACTACAGCGAGATTTGGAATCAAATGCACTCGGGGGTAACGCATTTATAGAAGGCCAAGCAAGATTCGAGCAGGGACAGATTGAAGAGATCTCCATTACAAACACGGGCTTCCGCTACGAAGACAATGAAGTCGTTACATTGTATGGTGTCAAAGATACTAATAACTCTAACCCGCTTGCGCTTTCAAGTCTCAGAGTGAATCAAAATGGAAAGGGCGCAGGCTCTTGGAAGACAAAGAGTTCTTTTCTTAGTGAAAGCACGAGAGCGATTCATGATAACTTTTACTATCAGGAATACTCTTACGACATTTCGAGTCGGGTGCCACCGGGTTCCTTTGAAAAGTTAATTAAGGACACAGTTGGAGTTGCTGGAACAAAGCAGTTCTCTTCTCCTTTGATAAATAGTAGCAATAGTACACCAACCGATTTGGATGTCGAGATGCAAGTGTTTGATATTAGTAACGCTGACTATATTACTGATCCAAGCACTCAAAGTCCTAACGAAAATGGTACATATATCGTAGACCCATCGACTGTACTAATCAGTACTGCTACTACAGCACCTGCGGGAAGTAACTTAGTCGCTACAATATTGACACTAGATTCTGAAATTACGATAGAAGAGTAAACAAATGGCAAAGATTATAACAGAAAATTTCAAAGCTGAGACAACAAAGGAGCTATTCGATTCCTTTGACTCTGGTGTCATTTCTAGAAAAACTTCTCAGCTTTTTGATGCCGATGCTGTGACTGATACATCAGATCCGTCATATGGACAGATTCAGCTTACTAATGCGACAGGTCTAGCGAAGGGAGACTTCGTAAACTTTGGCGCATCAATTCCCCTATCTTCTGATATTAAAATTTTAGAATTCGTAGACGCTACAACGATTCGTTTGACTGCTGACAATCTAACTGTGTTCAATCCTCTCTTTGATATTCCTCAAGGTGCTGAATTAAACTTTGTTAAAGCTGATACTGATCGACCTAGCACGTATTATGTTTTTGGTTCAGTAATCAACGGTGAAACAGAAATTACGAATACTCAGTTTTCAAGTCGTAACTTTAAGCGAAAGGTTATCTTCGGAAACAAAGTCTCTGAAACTGAAGTGAGATACATGTTTAAGAACTCTTTGTGGGAGCAAGGAAAAGTTTACGATCAGTTTGATGACACGCAAGATGTAGCAACACTTGATATGTTTGCAACCGTACTGGGCGATGGATCTTCGACAGCAGAATTGAATCAGTCTTCTTATAAAGTATATAAGTGCATTCGAAACAATCTAGGTGCTACTTCTCAAAGTGTTCCGTCCGTTTCAAACGTTGACGATAACACTCTTCGAACAAATGATTTTCAGATTACTCTAGATGACGGCTACGTCTGGAAATTTATGTTTGAAGTATCACCAGCGGAATACATTATTTACGGAACTTCTGATCTTCTTCCCTTTAACTTCCCAGGCGATCTCGATGTAATCGATGCTGCCAGAGAAAGTATTTCCGATATTAAAGTTGTGACAACTGAGCAAAACGTATTTACAAAATTTGCTCCATTCACCCATGTTGACGAAGACGGAGCAACAGGTGTTCGTATTACTGAAATTATCGATACCAGCTTACCCACTAAAAAATTAAGAGTAAGCTATCCGACATCTGCTGGGGATCGATTCGTTGCTGATGATGCATACAAAGATATGTATTTTTATACTCCGCTTGATGGAATTCTATATGATATCACTAGCAGTACGGCCTATGATGCAGGCGGCACCGCAACATTAGAGTTGGAACTTCAAAATGAAAGTCTATCCGCAATTAGCGATTTATCGACACTCGATTTTGACTTGAGTTCAACTAAGAATTATTCTATTGTTCCCAAAGTGGAAGTGAGTCGTAGTACCGGAAATCGTTGTCGTGCATTCGCAGTTTTAGACTCTTTTGGAAATATCGATGATGTTACAATCGTAGATGGTGGATCTGATTATAAATTTGCAACAGCGAAAGTTTTGTTTCCGGCACCAATTGCACCAAATGAAAATAATCCTCCAGCAGGTTATACACAAACAACGTTACGCTGCATCGTCTCTCCAACTGGCGGACATGGTAGTGATCCTGTAAAAGAACTCGCTATGAGTCAGTTGAGCGTTGCAACAACGTTCAGTGGTGCGTCTCCTTTCATACCCGGTACGAACTCTTATAGTCAAGTTGGTCTTGTTAAGAATCCTGCTTTTCTTAGCGAAACTTTTCCAGAGCAATTTGACAATCGCACAAAGATTACATTTGCTGGCCAGGCACTTTCGAATAAAGTATTTGAGGATTACTATATCAAGCAAGATGTATATGATGGATCAGAAATTGTCGAGACAGTCTTAGGTCAGGTGCATGAGATATATTACGATACTCAGGAATTTATTATAGATAGTACAGGTGCTACTGTACAAAATCCGGATTACGAAAAAACAGTTATGTTCATTACGAATAATGTTGGAGACTTCTCGGCTAAGTTTTCGACTGATCCAGCGACAACAAACAACGGAACTATTCGATATATTGAAGATATTGGTCAGTCTGGTGATGGTATTGACTATGCCATAAATAGTATTACTGATTCTGATTACGTTCCATATAGCGGAGACTTGTTGCATTTTATCGACTTTTCTCCTATAGACAGATCAGAAGATCGATTGGAAAAAATTAAATTTGTATTCGACTTTTAAAGGCAGTGGATTAAATGGGAATTAATACCGACTTAAACGTAGATCCATACTACGACGATTACGACGAGGATAAGCAGTTTAATAGAATTCTGTTCCGTCCTGCACGTGCAGTGCAAGCTAGAGAACTGACTCAACTGCAATCAATCCTTCAGAATCAGGTTGAGCGATTTGGATCAAACATCTATAAAGAAGGTACTATCATTACCGGTGTTAACTTAACCGCTCGTGATGATATTAAGTATGTCAAGTTGTCGGATAACAGAACATTTACTGATCCTTCTATTTTTAATCCCAGCGATACTACAACATATATTATCGAAGGAAGTAGTTCAGGTCTTAGAGCAGAAATTGTATCTACGGCAAATGGTTTTGAAACGCAAGCCCCAGATCTTAAAACTTTCTTTATCAAATATCTTAACACTGGCACAAATCCAGAAGACAAAGAATTCCAACAAGGCGAAGCCCTCCAGATTATTAATGCAACAACTCAGGTTCCTGTAAGCAATGTTAGTGTTACAGTTGCTAATGTTGCGGATCACGCTGGAAGTTCGTTTGGTGTGTCTTGCGAAGAAGGTGTGATCTATCAGCGTGGTCACTTCATATTCGTAGATGCTCAGTTTGTAGTCGTATCTAAGTACTTACCAGATCCCAACAACGGCACAGTTGTAGTCGATGGATCTCCTTTGGCGATTCAGCCCAACAATGTTTCAGTTGGATTTGTTGTTAAGGAAAATCTTGTTAACTCGAATCAAGACGCATCTCTCTTAGACAATGCGAGTGGATTTAACAACGAAAATGCGCCGGGCGCAGATCGTCTTCAGTTAGTACCACAGCTTACTGCGATTGCTAGTGACGAAGAGCCTGATGATTTCTTTGCTCTTATTCGATACAAGAATGGAGAAGCTGTTCGAATTCGTGACTTGACAGAATTCAATAGTATTGGTACAGAACTCGCTCGACGAACATATGAAGAATCTGGTAACTACGTAGTCAGTGGTCTTAAGGTAAGAGTTGAAGAAAACGATGCGGGTGATGTATCTGCTGTTGTAGAGCCTGGTAAAGCGTATGTATTCGGTCGTGAGATTCGTAACATCGCAGCAAAAAGACTTCCGATTGAGGGCACAACATCCACCCAGATTAAAGATGCTCAATCTACTGGTCTTTCCTATGGTCAATATTTTACATATGCATATCAAGACACTGCTGATGTTATCGATCAATTTGAGCTAGACGGCACAGAATACAGTCTCACAATTAATGCTCCTGTTAGCGATACTGGTAATACTACGATTATTGGTTCAGCGTCAGTTGCTTCTCTTTCACCAGGTAGACTGTATGTCTATAACGTACAAAAGTTAGCTGGCTATGAAAATACATCACCAACTTTCTTTCAGAATACTCCACTTACATCTATCGGAGCAGATCCAGCGGGAACACTTTATGGATTGAACGAAGGTGGACGAATCTTTGATCTAGGTAAGGACAGTCTTAAGAGTGTTCAAGAGGCGTCCTTTGTGGTTCGCAGAAGACTTCGTGTTGATACAACTGCAACGCAAATTCTAATTAATCCAGATGCGGTTCAGGGTAGATTTCCTCTTGCATCTAACATTGTTGCTGTTGCAAACAACTCAACCATCGCTCCTATTTCTTCAGTAGAAACAAACGTAGTTCCAGACGGTACTCAAATTGAAGTTAACTTAACTGAGCCTGTTGGATCGCCTGGATCGCCTGGGTATGTTTATTATGATGAGAGAATCAATGGCGTATCTCAAGATACCCTTACTGAGCTAGATGTATTTGTTCGTTCCACATATGAAGAAACTGGAAACATTGCAAAGATTGGCTTACCGAATGCTATCAAGTTACTTGAAGTTTTCGAAATTCCGACATCAGGCCCAGAAGTAGATATCACGGGTAAGTTTGTTCTTGTAAATAATCAGAAAGATCATTTTTATGATTTATCTTTCCTTAGACTGAAGATTGGCGAAACGCTTACTGACGGTACAAGTATTCGAATTAAAGTCAAGGTCTTGAGTCGAAGCTCAGTAAGCGGAAGTGGATATCTAAGCGTTAATAGTTATAGCGGAACTAGCACGAACCTTTTGAGAGTATTTGAATCGAGAGATGGTACGTTATATGATCTCAGAAACTGTTTAGACTTCCGACCCTACGCTGCACCTACTGTTGCATATTCTATTTCTTCTACAGGTGCTCAGGTTGTGAGTTTGAACCCTCCGGTGTCTGTTGAAAGAACAAATATCCCCATTGCTACTGATCATCAAATTATCAGTAAGCAAGAATACTATCTTTCTAGGATCGATAACGTAGTTATTGACGAATATGGAGACATCAGTATCTTTAAAGGCGCTGAGTCTGAAACACCTTCAAGACCATTGCTGAAAAACCTGTATCCAATTAGCCGCATTTCAGTACCCGGTAATGCCTTGAGTGTCAAAGGCGTGAATCCTATTAAGATTTTCGACGTATCTAATAAGACATATACGATGAAAGATATTGATGCTATCAATAAGAAAATTGATCGTCTTGTCACAACTGTCTCTCTCAGTCTTTTAGAGCTAAAGTCGAAAGACGTTTTCATTCCGGATGCTCAGGGTCTTGATCGATTTAAGACAGGTATTCTAGTAGACGCATGTCGAGATCTCACAGTAGCTAACATTATCGATCCGGAGTTCCGTTGTGCTGTAGATAAAACTAGAACTGTCATTACTCCGTCAGTAATCCAGTATCCCATTGATATGATTGTTTCTTCGGACGAAGCTGGAGTCGGATTCCAATCTTATGATGATATTGCTTCCATTTCAAATACTGGAACACAGGTTGTTCTATTTGATCAGCAATATGCAACCCAATTTAGAAACTGTGTAACTAACTTCTACAACTATCAGGGCAAAACAAGTTTGTTCCCAGCATTTGATGTGGGTTATGATGTCACTCAAGCGCCTGCGGTAAACATTGAAATTGATCTAGATTCAGTTATCACAGATCTTGTAGATAATATCCAAGAATTTATTCCTCTGACACGTGAACGACTGATTGACACAGAAACAACATTTAGTGGCGTTAGACGTAATCGAACAGTAACTCAAACTTCTACATTTGAGGTACTTGGTCTTACAGCGGAATCTGTTATAGACACTCAGTCTGTTGGTAACTTCATTACTGACTTTACGATGACCCCATTCGTCGCTTCACGTGAAGTTGGTATTGCAATCACCGGGCTACGACCAGGCGCTAGACACTATTTCTTCTTTGAGGGACAAGATGTAAATCAATACATCTATCCTGGCGCATTGATTGATACTGGTATCGACGATCAAGATTCTACAGTTGAAGGCCGTAATGTAGTCAAGGGTACGACCACATATCTGAATAACGGAGTCGAAACGACAAGTGGACTCGCAGGAACTCCAGTATTTGCTGATAGCACTGGAACACTACTTGCTGTTTTTGAGATTCCAGCAGAAACCTTCTATGTTGGAGAAAACACACTTGAAATTGCTGATGTAGATTCATACGATAGTTTACAAGCAGCCAAGACATCTTCCTCTAGAGCGACATATCGTGCTTATAACTTTGACGTAGAAAAAACTGAATTGAATGCCACAACTCGCACAGTTGACTTTGACGTTGACAGAGAGATTATCGAGCGTTCGATTCAACGGCCCGCCCCAACAGATCCTATTGCACAAACATTTGCGATTCGTGCTTCACAAGCAAATGGCGCAACGACTGTGTACGTCAGTGAGTTAGACTTATTCTTCAAGAGTAAGTCAGCAACAACAGGTATTACTGTTGAAATCAGAGAAGTAGTCAATGGATATCCTTCGCAAAAAGTACTTCCATTTGGTAGAAAGTATCTGAAGGCTGCTGATGTCAATGTATCGGATGACTCTGCTACTGCAACTACTATTAGATTTAGTAATCCAATCAAAATGAATGTTGAGAAAGAATACTGTTTTGTCGTAATCCCAGACGGTAACTCTCCAGACTATTTGATTTGGACTGCTAAGGTTGGTGGAACTGATGAGATTCAAAAAGCGCCTATCACTAACGATTGGGGTGACGGCGTACTCTTCACATCAACGAATGATAGTGCTTGGAAGTCCTATCAAGATGAAGACATTAAGTTCCAACTGAGAAGATATGATTTCCAGTCTACTGGTTCATCGTATATCAATCTCGTTCCGAATAACCCTGAGTTTTTGACACTGACAACTCCCATTGGAGCTTTCCAAGCGGACGAACTTGTTTATGTGGTTAAGACTAATCAATACTCGGCAACTGTAACTCAAGGTAGTCAATCAATTACAATTGGACAATCAACAGAATTTATTGCTAAAGGTTACGTGAGTATTACGGATGGTACTAATACTCACATTGCAAGAATCGTTCGAGTATTTGAAGAGACTGTTGGTCTTAATACAAATACCACACTGACAATCGATAAGCCATGGCCATATTCTGGAACTACGGGCGCAACTGCTAAAGTTGCTGTAGGTGGAAGAGTTTCTTACTACAATAGTACAAGACCAAATCGATTACACTTAAAAGATAGTTCTGCAATTCAAGATGCACGATTTGAAGCTACGGACGTTATTACTGGACTTGTATCTGGCGCAACAGCGACGATTGGTACAATTGACAATCGTGATATTTCCTACATTCAGCCACAGATTCTGATTGATAACACTATTAAGTCTTCTTCGAATCTTGTGCTTTATGATATCATTACGGAAAATAATGTTGATAGTATAGTAATTGATAGGGATATCGATGATGCATCTAATACGTATCTACTTAACAATCTTCGTACTATTAATAGTAAGTCCAACATCGCAGAAGGATCAGTAAAAGACGACTTCATTATTCGTGCGGAATTAACAAACAACGGATTCTCGGCCACGACTCCGCTTGTTGATACTGATCTTTCTATGATAAACGCATATGAGTATTTCATATCACCCGCAGAAGAGAATACATCTAAATATATTTCAAGAGAAGTAATTCTTGAAGAAGGATTTGAAGCGGAAGGATTGAAAGTGTTGCTGAGTGCGTATCGTCCAGCAGGCACATTCGTAGATGTTTATGCAAGATTTGTTTATCCTACGAATGCGGATCAGCAGAGCGAATGGTATCAGCTAGAGAATCAAACACCAGGCTTGTTTTCTAACTCATCAAACACTAAAGACTATCGTGATTTTGAATATCTCCTAAACGAGACTACAAATCCGAATGATGCAGGCGATGCAAACTGGCCTTATGCTTACTCTTCATTCCAGATCAAGCTTGTTATGCGTCAAATGACAGATCAGGAACTTGAAGATAATGAACAATCGACTGTAGTGCGTGGAGCCGCTTTGTTCCCACACATTTATGACTATAGGGCTATAGCAGTAGTATGAACAACGAAACATTTGTGAGAAAAAACGCCGGGCTTGTAAATACAGATTTACAGGCTCTTCGTGCTGCGAAAGCAAGAAAGCTTAGTGTGAATAAAATGTTCATGTTAGAGGCTCGTCTTGAAGCTATAGAGGAAAAGATCGACGATTTAATCAAAGGATTAGAGAGACTAAACAGAGATGAGTAAGAATCTTCAAGACATTGTAAACACAGATACCTTCGGCGTTTGGAAGAATCGTACAAACGAAATTCTGTTAGAACTCAGAACTTCAATTGTAACGTTGAATGATGGTATTGGAACGGGTGAAGAGAATAGCGGATTTTTAGAAATTGATGGTTATATCGAAGCGTCAGGTTTAATTGAAACAACTAGCACTGACGGCATCAAGACAGATAAGATTCAACCTTCTACTGCTCTTGCTCCAATTGAGTTTGCTGGTGACTTAGAAACAACGGGTGAACTTACTTTAATTAGTACAGCAACCACACCCGCTGGCGCATCTAATATCCTCAAGTTTTATTTGGATGATGGAATTGTTGACGGAGAAACTTGGAGTATTGGTCCGAATGACACTCACACTCGATTTGAAATCAAGGGTACAGATCTTAATACTGGAGACTCCACTGCTTCTCTTCTTTACATTGATGACGTAACTCAAACGCTAGATGGTAATATTACAATTGCTTCTAATCTTTTAGGAACTGGCGCATACGGTATCACAGTCGCTTCTTGGACAAACGAAATCACTATAGATTTTGCGGGCGATGCGTCTGGTAGTGTATCTTTTGATGGATCAACGAGTCCCGTTGAAGCAAGCTTAACTGTAACAGCATCAAGCGCCGCACAATGGACAGACGCAAGAACCGTAACCTTTGGTGGAGGAGATGTCACCGGTAATTTCACAATTGACGGAAGTGCAGATGTTTCTGACATTAATTTACAAGTTGGAGATAACTCACACAATCATACAATTGCTAACGTTACTGGTCTTCAGACTGCATTAGATGGCAAGGTAGACGACACCGGTGATACAATAACTGGAGATGTGACAGTAACAGCAGATAGCGGAACTAGCGGAGTTAAGTTAGTTGCTGCCCCAAGCACTGGTGATGGTATTATCACAACTGGAGATATTACGGCGTTTGGTACACTTTCAGATATTCGTCGCAAGAAGAACATTGAAAGAATCGAAAACGCTCTTGACAAAGTATCCGAGTTGAATGGATACACATTCCAATACATAGATAGAGAAGATCGGATGACCGGTCTTATTGCACAAGAAGTCGAAAAGGTCTTACCAGAAGCTGTTTACAGCACAGAAACATTTGACGGAGAACAAACTAAAGCACTTCGTTATGGTAACATGGTGGGCTTACTTGTAGAAGCAATTAACGAACTTCGTGAAGAAGTCGAAAAACTTAAGAACTCATGATAAATAGACATATAACTCTATTGTATAAAACAAGGTCGAACACATGGCAGAAGTAAGATTTAGTGATCTACTACCACTCGATAGCACTACTATTACAGACAGTGATCTATTTGCTGTTTCTGATAATAGTGAAACTGCGTCGAAGAAGATCGAGTTTGGTGAACTAAAAGAAGCCATTGTATCTACAGACTTCTTTACATCGAACGCAGGATTAATCGTTGATGCATTAAACGCTCATGATGACAATCCAAGCCTTGTGGGCACAATCAATGATTTAAATGCGACTCGACTGTATCACGATACTGGCCTTGTGTCAACTTCTGGATATAAGACTGGCGACTATTTCTTAAACTACGATAATTTTACTAATACTCCAGATATTCCCGTAAATTTAACTCAGTTATCGAATGACAACAATTACATTCAATTCGACGAACCAAACTCTAGACTGATACGTCAATTCAGTATAGAAGATTCTAATGGTAATGTAACGACTCAAACAGCGACAGAAATATCGACTCGATATGTAACGGAAAATACAAATCTTTACTATACCGATGAAAGAGTGGACGATTTCTTTGTTGAAAACTTTGGTCGATTCTACAATCAATTTACAGCGGCATTCGACAACGGACTTATTCGTGACAGTCTTTTAGATACTGCGGCAGAGTTTCAGAGTGTAACAGCAAGTCAATCTAGCATAGTAGAAATCCCTTCCGCAGACGTGTTTGAAAACTATCAGAAGGGACAGACTCTTCGAATCTTCGGCGCATCGCTTGATGATTCAATCGAGGACATGGATGCGTATGAGCAGTCTGGATTTAGTTTATCAGCTAATCGTGCTGGATTTGTAGAAGCTGTAGGTGCAAAACCCGGAACAGTCGCAGTAGACTTTTCGTATAGAGCCGCACTATTTGATTTACAAGACGGTAAAATCAGTAAGGTTGCGTCAACAACTGCTTCTGTTGAAATCGCAGTGCCAACAGAGTCTAGCGCCAGTGATGTATATGAGCAATTTAACTCAGATTATTTTATTCGTGTACAGTTTTCGAACATTCCAGCAGGCAAAGGAATTGCGTTATATCGTCAGCAAGGAGGCGATACCACATATAAATTGACAGCAGTTTTAGGGCCGAAGGAAACTGTAAACAATCAGTGGATTGACTATTTCACGTTTGACTATACAACTTGGTCGGGAAAAGATGGTGAGTTTTCTTACGTCAAGCAAGGCGAGATCGAAGCGACAGTCGCTATTGATAATACTTACGCTACTGTAATTCACTTCCCAGTAGCAGCCCCAACTCAACCTCAAAGAGGATGGGCTGATGTTCAGATCGAAACTTCAACACAAAATACAGTTGCAGATACAACGACATTGACGCTTAGCTCTGCTCTCTACGTAAATACAAATAGAGATTGCACACTTTGTCACAATGATACTTCTATTATACAATCTGCGATTAATGCTAACGCTGCAATTGGTCGAAAGAATATTCTTCTCAATGCTAAAACTTATATTTCTGATGGACTTGAAGTTCCTAGCAAGTTTGGTTTAGAAGGAACTACAGCCGTTACTAAAATAATTAGACTTCCTTGGTCTGGAGGTCAAACGGGTGTTTTGAATAATAAGATGATCAAATCACTATCAGATCAGGGTGCGGAAACGATTACACTTGTTGGATTCGATCTCGATGGAAACGTGAAGAACTCTTTCCTTTACAACGATGTAGCTGATGGGGATAAGAATTATGCGATTGATCTTGGTATTAATCCTATTGACGTAACTATCGATAGAGTTAGAGTCTTCGATGTGGCTGGAGGCGGAGTCTATTCACCTGGTATTACAAACTTAAAGATTACAACTTGCGATTTCTTAAATAGTGGATTATCAGATAGATATGAATATAATCCAATCGTTGCTGACGCCGCATTCACAACATTGATTACGTCATGCCGCTTTGAGAATTATACTGGTAATGTCAATGTTTCTCTGACAGATAAGGGCGTAGTAGCGAACAATATTATTAACAACTGCGGAAGCGGGTTGTTTATTTACGGATCACGATTCTTTGTATCGTCTCCAAACGTTCTGATTGGACCTGCTAACGAGTTCTTACCAACTCCAGATAGCCTGAACTCTGAATACGATGTTATCAACGTAGATTTGACAGAAGCATATCTATCTTCAGATCTATTTTCGAGTGATCAGTTTGTATATCAAGAAAATGGTAGTGCGTTTAATCTACTTCAAACAGCTAGTACCAACTACAACTCACTTAATCCTACTGCGTCAACAGTAGTTGGTACTTTGAGCTTTGAATCATTTGCTCTTAAGAAGTCTGGGACAACTGGAGTTGAGGAAATTTACTCTCCACAAAACGTGACTTCTATTCCACTTATCTCAAATACGACTTACGAAACTAGAGCGGAAGGTATCTTCGGATTCCAGATTCCACAAGCCGATGTAGCGTCTGTTAAGAAGGCACCGTTTATCGTTGATGCAAATCCAAATGAAGACTTAAACTTTTCCGGTAGCACTATTACGTCCACGACTACAGATTTGTCTGGATTCTTAGATGGAGATTCGATTGAGATCGTCGATAGTGATCAAAATAATGGACTCTATACAATCAATGGAGATTCTACAAGCACAACTTTAACTGTTGATCAAACATTCAATGGCGTTACTAATAGCGGTGGTAAGATCTTCCAGACCTCAGTGGGTAATAGATCATTTACAGCAATGTATGCTAGAGATAATGATCATATTGGATGGGCATGGTCAGCATCATACGAACAGCAAGTTAAGGCAGCAGATATAACGGGTGTAACTGGATGGTTGCCACAAGGAACTAACGCAGGCGAATTTGACTACGCAGGAACTGGTGTGCCAGAAACTGATGCTATATATCAAATACTTGTAACTGATGTCTTGAGCGGATACTTAGCTCCTAGCATTGTTCTTGATCAAGGAACTCCAGTGGCATTTAACGGATTCCATGCAGGATGGAGCAATCAACCTGCTGGCAATAGTGCTAATCAGGTGAATACTGGAGAAGTTTATTCAATTGTTCAAAATGGATCGTCGTTTGTAGTGCAAATTAGATTCAATGGTTCCGTATCGGGTCAGACTGTCGCAGAGGCCATTACTGCAAGCAACTTAACTAATGGCCAAAACATAGGTCAGATAAATATCACAGATAAGTTTGTCTTAGCGCAAGGAAGGATACTTTAATGTCTAGCATTACTAATGTAAATAATAATTCCAGTATTGTAACCGTAGGACGGACTACACCAGTCTCGCCCGGTCAACAGCCTGCTGAGAAGTCGATTCCTGTTGTCCTTGCTTCAGATCAAACTGCGATTCCCGTAGAAGAGCAAAACAAAGTACAGTCAGAAGTTGCACTTTCGCTTCTTGGTATTCCCCGAGCGGAAGTAGCGCTTGGTATCTTCGCTGATGTAAACACATATGACGTTAACCCATCAGAATGGTCAAACGCTCCCGAATTTTATCTCGCCGGACACGGTATTAAGCACCTTCCTAACGAAGCGGGTGCTCTGGTTGAAGCGCCTAGAAATAAGACTGCTGTACTGACATCAAAGCGTTTCTTCCGCTATCAGCCAGGTCGAGTATCAGCGGCTACATTCGGTATTAAGTCTACTATTTCTGCTGCCGGATACGCTCGAAATCCTGTGATCCGTAAGTATGGTATTTTCGATAACTTCGACGGATACTATTGGGAAACTAAAAACAGTGGCGTAGGAGATAACTTCTCATGTGTTCGTAGAACTCAGTCTGTATCTAGATCGCCCTCTACGCAGTATGGTGTTGCGGGACAAACTCCAAAGAGAGGTCCACAAGAAACTGGCTCAAATGTATCAGTAACACAGGTTGACGATTATCGTTTTTGCGGACAAGGTGAAAAAGAGATTGCCTCTTCTCCAAATCTTTTAGTAAGGGATAGAGAAATTCTTACCGGTAAGAGATTCGATCTTGTCGAAGCGACTTATGCTACTATTGTTGTAGCCTACGACCAAAGCTCTAATACTCTCAATATTGAGGGCGGCGGTACATTTACTGGATCTGGACCAGACGCTACTGACACAAATACAGTTGAAGGTGAAGTAGTCAACAACTATTATTACGATCTTGCACGAGGTATTTACGGAACTGGGGCAGTAGGATCAGCAGAAGACGGCGGTGTAGATGACGGTCTTGAACTGATTCGACTTGTAGAAGAAAAGTGTAAGAGAGACGCCGACTATTGGATAGACTTTTTCCTTCAAGATATGGAGTGGGGTGGAACAGCGCACACAATTTGGAATCTGACTAATTTCACGACAGCACTGATCCCAAACTTCTCAGCGTTTGAGGGAGCATTTTATACTCAGCTAAGCACAGACATTGGAGCAGATCCAGACTTGAGTGCTGCAGCTATCACAAAGCTTCAGAGCCTTGTCGGAACAGTAAATTCTAACTTGGAAGCATCTAGCAATCATTACACAACTCCCGTAAACTGGACAGGTATCGCTGGATTCTCGTATGGTAGCCGTGGACAAATTGACACATTCTATGACGTTAAGAAAAACTATTGGGGATACTTTGTTTCTACTTTTAGTGATAGTGGTGCGGCTACATCAAATCCATACAACGATAGAGTAGTTTCAACTTACTTTGACGAATCTAATAATCCAATTACAGACGATACTGCTACTGCATACACAGGTAAGTACGGAAGAACATTTACGCTTGCTGAGGTCAAGTATAAGTGTCAACGAGATATTGCGGACTTTGTTGTTGAAGGATTCAAGAACGATATTGCTGGCGGCGGTATCGCAGAAACAAAATATAATATGTCGATGTACTATCAAGATGCTGGACTTTCAGTATCATCTCAGAATGTTACGGAAAAGCCTAGGCATCAATATCTTAAGAGACTCATCACTTTTGATTTGACAGATAAGCTGGGCTACGCTACTAATAATACTAACTACGTAAAGCAGGAAGATCTTAGTGATAAAGTTATTGCTAACTTTGATTTTGAAAACGTAGAAACAACAGTAACTGGTGAGCGAGGATTTGCAGGTAACTTGGTTGCTCTTCGTGACGGCCTGATTATGGTTCACGCTGGTGTCTACGATCCAAACTTACTCAAAGAAAAGAAGAAGATTCGAGTTGTATGTGATACTGATAATCAGTTGAAGTTAACTGAAGGTAAAGTAACATTTGGACAACACGTTCGATTCGCTCAAGCCGGAGATACAATTGCGACTATTGGAGGCTTAGAGCCTGGCGCAATTTATCAAGTAGATTCTGTAGTTGGTCCGAAAGGTAACGAGTTTACTTTGAAGTCTACGGATGGTGTAACAGCGATTAACTTCACTCAAGCTCAATTTGCAACAGCGGAAGCGAACGGTGGCAATCCCGCAAATGTCTTCTTCGAGACAGTTGTTCCTTTCTTAATGCCCGATAAGGCTGTAACAACAGGTAACGTTACATACAATGGATATGATCCAGATATCTATCGTCCGGTTGGGTTTGGAGGCTCTGGTAACCCAA